GTCTGAAATTCAATGCTCCACGCGACGCATAGACCGCAACATTCCCCGGCCATTGCCGCGCTGTCGCGGCAAAATAGGGCGCGTGTGGCACCTCGTCGCCGCGCAGCAGCGGCAGGTCAAGAAACACCGAATGCACCGGCACGGGTGCTACAAACGGCTTGAGCGCGATCAACTCATCATCGAACGGTGCAGGGGCGTACACCTCCGGCTCGATGCGGACAGCATCAATCAGGCTTAACTCTCCCGTTTCGACCCGATCCACACGGTACAGCCCCCCGCCTTCCCCCTCATCCGGTGGCACAACGATCACATCCCCCGCACCGACAGCCATCATCGACGGCGGCAGCGCCAAACGCACACCTTCCCGGGCAACACGTGCCTCTGTCAGCCAGCGTTCGGCTGTCTGGTGTCCCTCCGCCCGGGTGAGCGCCATATTAAGCTCCGACGTCGCCACCGCATGGGTCGCATCGTCAGGCAAGACCGCTTCTTCGGCGATCGTATCGTAATCTCCGTCCGCCTGCACAAACCGTAAACGCATCCGGCCTAACAGCTCTGCCTCTGCCTCTCGGGACTGTTCCACCGGTGCCTCCAGATCACCCGAAACAGCAAGCACTTCACGGGCCAGTGGCACGGCATCCAATCCATCCCGCATGATGAAACGCAGCATGCCGTCGCGTTGCACAACATCAAACCCAAAGCGCAGCATCAGCGGCTGCAATGCCGCGCGCGCATCGGCCACTTCGTCCACAACATAGCCGCGCACATAGCCATAGAGCCCAGAGGTATCAAAATCGTTAAGGCCAGCACGGCGGCAGATTGACGCCACCAACTCTGACAACGGCAGCGCCGCGCTGCGCCCGTTCAACCAATGCCCGCGTGCGTAGTTTTGACCATCGTTCCACAAGGAGCGGTTATTGGGAAAAAACGGATAGGGCCGCGTGTCCCATGCCCAGACAAAAGCGCGGGTCATATCCACCATCGGGCCACCATATTCTGCCGACAGGGGGTTATTCTCTGCATCCCGCCAATGGCGCGCTAAGGCCCGCAGATATTGCATCTGCATCAACTCATCCCGCGCGCCGGTCGAATACCGTGGTAAGCTGCTTTCCGAGCTTTTGAGGTCGAGAAACTTGTTGGGTTGGTTTGTCCCCTTGTCCACCGCAGCACAGCCGTATTCCGTAAACCAGATCGGCTTGGACCCGGGTTTCCAGCCAGTCGGTTCCGCCGCGCGTACGCCGCCAATTCGGTCGTGATGCAGGTTCTCCCACCAGCCGCGCAGGTCCTTATATCGGTAGACCCAAGGTTCCCCATATGCACCGTCTGTGATCGGCGTGCGTATCTGCGCTGCGCGCGCCTCTGGCGAATGGTAGAACCAGTCGAACCCTTCGCCGCCCGCCACATTCCCCGACAGATAGTTCAACGCGTAAATGCTCTCGCTGTGCTGCGCGTCCAGATGATCGCTACCGTCGCGCCAATCGGACAACGGCATGTAGGTGTCGATACCGATGAAATCGATGTTTTCATCGGCCCACAATGGATCAAGGTGAAAGAACACATCGCCGCTGCCGTCCTGAGGATGATAGCCAAAATATTCTGACCAATCAGCGGCATAGCTGATCTTAGTGTCCGACCCCAACAGGGTACGTGCCTCTGCGGCCAAGGCACGAAACGCCTGCACCGCGACAAAGCTGTTACCTGCCCCCCTGATTTGCGTCAGCCCGCGCATCTCTGTGCCGATACAAAACGCGTCGACCCCGCCGGCGGCTTTGCACAGTGCCGCGTAATGCAGAATGAACCGCGACATCGACCATTCCTGAGGGCCGGTATAGACTACCTCCCCTCCCGCGACCGAGAAATCAGCCGCCGTGACAGTCCCGAAAAACTGCGCCACCTCATTGTGCGCTGCCAGTGTCCCATCCGTGCTGCCCGCCCGCCCCGGAGCCCTATCCAGCGTGATCCGCCCACGCCACGGTAGTTTGGGCTGTGTGGCCGCGTCGCTATAGGGATCGGGCAGTGTGTTGCCGTCAAGCTGGTCCATCAGAATGAACGGGTAGAACATCACTGCCTTCCCCGCCGCGTTCATCGCGTGGATCGCCTCGATCACAGAGGCATCCGTCGGCGTGCCACCATAGACGGGACGGTCGTCCTCGCGGGCGATCACTTCGGCGTCGCCACGGACAAGCCCCGCCACCTGCCATGGCATATTCTCGCCATCGATGACCGCACTTTCCACCATTGGGCGCACACGGCATTCCCCGCAGCGAAGGTCATTGCCGAACCACGACACAACAAGCGACGCGGCCGCCAGCTGCGGTAGCTCCTGGGTCACGTCCTCCAGCGACGCGACGAAATCCGTGCGCCCGTCAGGGGTAGAGACATTGGCGCTCCACCGCCCGCCTTTACCGTCGCTGTAATGCACAGGCGTCGTGGCCAAGGCGTATTCACCCGTGCCGGGGATCAGCGCGACCCCTTTGACGCCGTGTGTGACGCTGATCTCGGCGCCGGGCGCGCCGGGTTCTTCAGCGCGCAGCACCTCGAACGAGAATTGCGGTACACGGTTGCCGAACTGTCCAAGCGCGAGGTTCTCCATCACCACATAGGCCGTCCCGCGATAGGCTGGTACATCATCCGCGCCCTCGATTGCGGCAATCGTCGGGTCGGGCAGTTGATCGCCCGTCCCGCGATAAACCGCCATATTTAGCGCTCGTCCCGAGATTTCCTCCCCATCGGCCCAAATCCGGCCAACGCTGGTAATTTCGCCCTCGCACAGCGCGATCGCTAGGCTGACGCTATAGCTGTATTCAGTCGTTTGGGGTGTCGAAGGGGCCCCTTTGCCGCCGCCGCCGCCCGTTACCGTCGTCGTTTCGGCAAAATCCGAGGCCCAGATCACCTGCCCCCCAACCCGCATCCGGCCAAAGACCTGCGGTACAGCCGCGCCCTCGCCCGCTTGCGTCACCCGAAACCGGTCAACCTTGCCGGTCTCTACCGCCTGCGCCCCTTGTCCCAACAGGCGCTGGTCGATCACGCGCCCAAGGGTCGCACCCACCGCACGCCCCACCGCGACCGAAGAAAGCCCCGCGAGCGTCCCCCCGACCGATCCGCCAATCGCGGCACCTGCCGTTGAAAGAAGTATCGTCGCCATCAGATCGCCTCCGCCGGAAATTCAAAACGTGCTACAATGCGCCTGCGCCACGGCTGGCTCAGGGGGCTTTCAGTAACCCCGTGACCGCTGTAGGCATGGATAAAGCGCGCCTGCGGGCCGACCTTTGTCGCTATGCCGAAATGTTTCGCCACCGCCCCGCTGCGCATGCGAAAAAGCAGCACATCGCCGGGGGCTTCATCGGTCAGGGATTTCGCCGACAGGTGGCGCAACGCGGCCTGCCATAGGCGCTCCTCGCCCTGCGGTTCGGACCAATCCATCGAATAGGCAGGGATCGCCTCGGGCTCCTGCCCCACCACCTCTAGCCAGACGCCGCGCAACAGACCCAGACAGTCGCAGCCCGCCCCCTTGCGCGCCGCCTGATGCACATAGGGTGTACCGATCCATCCCCGCGCTGCTACGACCACGGATGCCCCACGCGCGTTCATCGCAGTGATCCCCCAGTATTGCTGCCCGAGGATTTCGGCACCGCCATCATCCAGTCTGTGCTCGGCAGATCTGGAAAACCCCGAAAGTTCAGCAAGTTGTTGAATTTCAACCGACAGGTCGCTTGGCGTTTGTCGCACCCAGCGGTCAGTCGTAGCTGATGCCCGCTGGCGATCATACCGCGTATCGGCTCCCACAGTTCGACCTCGCGCTGACCGTTTAAAGCGCGGTCGTGTTTGATGATCCCCCACAGCCCTGCCGCGGGGCCGTCTAGCACCTCAAGCCGCCCTCGCGCGAACCACCCATCCTCAAACCCGCCGATGCCATCCCAGCGAAACACCCGCCCGTCGTCATGGTCCTTTGCGGCCAAGGTCACCGCATAGCCCGCTGTCGCTAGATCGAACCCGCAGGCCGCATCCCCCAGCACCGCCGTGCAGGGCTTCTGAAACACCCGCCCCATAGGCCGGTTCAGCGCCTCGGTCAGCCCGCGCAGCTCCGCCCGAAAGGCCCCACCGGCGCGCTGCATCTCGCCGATACTGCCCCGAAAGATCACGCATCGCGCGGTCACATCGGCCCAGTTCACCCGCCAGCACCGCACGTCCGCCCCGTCAAAGCGCCCCTGCTCAATTTCGTCCTCGCGGATTGCGTCATGGCTCAGCGCGCCCAGCGCCTCTGTATTATCCACCGACAACCCCGTGCTCTGCGCCAAAGCCCCCGCGCTCAAACCGCTGTCCGCTCGAAACGCCAGCCCGTCAAAGGCCAGCGGCCGGTCGTGATCGGTGAAGGCCAAAGTCACACCGTCTCGCCGCTGGATCGCCCAAGCATAGCACAGCGTCGTCAGTCCCGTCCGCGCATGTGCCAACAACGCACTCTTATCCGCCCCGCTCATACCCGCACCTCGATCACAGGCACATCCGGCACCTGCCCCGCCTGAAAACTAGCAACGCTGACCAGAATGCGATCCGTGTCAAAGCGGACAGGCACGTCGAATTCGAACCCCGCCGACAACTGCATCTCAGGATCCGGCGCATGGGCGAAACGAATGATGCCGGTGCTCAGATCAACGTCATAGTCGCTCCCCTCTTGCAGGGCGTCCTGCTCTATCCCCAAGCGCACGGTTCCGGCAACCGGCTTGGTGATCGGTCTGAGATAGCTATGCCCGCCCGAACTATAGGTCTTGACCAGTTGATAGTCCGTGCGCACACCATCCCCGAAGCCAAGGCTCTGATCCTCGAACGCAACACCGACAGAGGACGCACAGGATTTAAAGTCCGCCCAGTCTTTCCAGCGAAACCCATACATCTGTCCCATACGCGCCTCAAAGAACCCCGTGAGCGCTTGGACATCATCGATAGAGCGCATTCCCAGCCCCGCATCATACACACGGCGTGAATGGGCCCAGGGAGTGTTGCGCTCCTCATACCCGTTGGCGAGCGTCACCACATCGGTACGGCGTTGCGGCCCCCCAAGGGATCCAAAGCTCAGGCTAGGTGGAAATCTGACATCGTGAAAATTCATGGGCTTGCTCCCCTAGCGGTTACGGTTGCCAGCGTTCAGCGCGCGGCTCAGCTGTGCGGCGATCTGGCTTTGACTGCGTTGGAACCCCTGCACATCAGGGGTGGTGATGTTCATGACCACGGTCGTCCCGCCGCTCGCGCCCCCTTTGACACCCAGCTTACCGTCCGGACCCCGCGCCAACGGCATAATCGCTTCCGGCCCTGCTTCGCCCATTAGCCCCATCCCCCCGCGCATGCCAAAGCCCGTGGCGGTGCTGACAATCCCCCCTTGGGCGAAAGGCATCACACGTCCTTGAGAAAACGGTGCCCCATCAGCAAAGGGCAGTATCCCCTGCATCAGTGATCCCACGCCTTGACTGATCAGCCCCCCGACGTGATCGGTGACCGGCTTCATCGCTGCGTTATAGGTCGTGTTCACCATCGAACGCGCCACGGTGGACAGGGCATCCGACAGTTTCATCCCGTCAAACGCGACACCATCAAATGCCTTGCGCAACCCTCGGCTCAGCCCTTTTTCCAGCGTGGCGACATCCTTGCCCGTCGCGGCCAATGCACTGCGCATACGGCGCAGTTCGGTATCGAAACCTGCTACCAGCGTGGCCGTCGCGCCAAGCGTGTCATTCAACCGCTCTGCGCCATCCTCTAGCCCGTCGAATGTATCATTCTGTGCCATCAGTCTTCCTCTCTCTCCCTATCGGGATAAGCCGCCATCAAAGCCGCCAGCCCATCCCCCAACAGCGGAGCCCGCCCCGCCTCGCTCCCCAGCATCAGCTGAAGCTCTGCCGGCGTGAGCGCCCAAAAGGCGTCGGGCGTCAGCGTCAATCCTCTCAGCCCCGCTCGCATAAGCGCGGCCCAGTCCATCCCGCGCGCGGTCTCTGTCGTGATCCTCTTTGGCGGCAGGCTCATACCGGCACGACAAAGGCACGCGCCAAAAGCTCTGCGGCGGCCTGAGAGGCGGCAACCGGCCCGCCCTCGATCTCGGCCTGCGCCAGCGTTTCGGCGCTCACCTCGGTGCCCCCTGCACGCAGCCCCGCGGCCAGCAGCAACAGCACATCCCGACTGCTGAACCGATTACCCTCGAACCGCTCAACCAAAGCCACCAGCGACGGCTCTTCCAGCGCGTCCTCCAGCTCGGCCAGGGCCCCAAGGGTCAACCGCGCCACGCGCCGCTGACCATTCACCACCAGCACCACATCCCCTCGCCACCGGTTCACCATGATCAGACCCCGCCCTGCGGTGCATCGTCAGTATCGGCGGTAAAGCTCAATTGCCCCGCGGATTGCAGGCTCAGCTCATAGGTCGCCTCCCCATTGAGCGACCCGCCATATTCAATGGCCGCCACCTGGAATGGCCCCTCGATAATACCGAAACTGGGGATCACGATCTGAAAATCCGGCGTCAGCCCGTCAAAAAACAACTGCCGCGCGCGTTCATCTGTGCCCGCATCGCGAAACACGCCCGACCCGCTGATCGCGGCAGAACGGACACCCGCGCCCGCCAGCAGCTCCCGCCAGCCCCCCTCGCTGTCAAGCGAGGTCACTTCAACCGGCTCCGCGTTAAAGCTCACCCGCGTGGCACGCAGCCCCGCGATCGTCTCGAACTGACCATCGCTCGTCATATCCACCTTGACCAAAAGGTCTTTGCCCGCTTGAACAGCCATATCCATTCTCCTGATAATTTTCTGAAAATCCGGCTCAGCCGTCCTGAACCCGTGCCTTGAACCGCATCTCTATCTGTCGACGTGCTTCCGCCCCAACCTGACGCGCAACGGCCCGCTCGAATGTCAGGCTAACCAAATGCCCGCGGCTCAGGGCAAACTGCCCTCCGATCAGCACATCGCTCACCGCCGCGGCCACCTGTTTCGCGGGGGCGAACCCCGCATGATACGTCACGATAAGGACCATAAACCGATGCTCGGCCCCGCCGCCCGTCCCGTCAGAGGCATCGCGCACCGCTTCTGCGCCCAACTGCACATACAGCGCGGGCACTTCCCCCGCAGGGGCCGCATCAAAAACCGCATCCCCCACCAGCGCCGTGACCGCCTGATCCGTGTTCAGCACGCCAAAGACCGCCTGCTGCAGGGCAAACCCCATGCCATAGCTCATACCGCCACCTCCTCATGGGTCAGGCAGGCCAGATACCGCCCCTGTGCGTCTTGTTCGGCCACAGACTGGATCTGATAGACCCGCGCGCCCTCACGAAACCGCTGCTGGGGCAAGGGGCGGGCCGGATCACCCACAGGGGCACCGCGTACCGTCACCACACAAACCCCGCGGCTTACCTCGATACCGCCCTTGCCCAATCGCCGCCCCCGCCGCGCTTTGACATCCGCCCACAGATCGCCCACCCGCACCCATGTCCGGCTCTCTCCACCCGCACCATCAGGCTGGGGCACCTGCGCCTCCAGCACCAAGCGGCGGTTCAACGACAGCTGGTTCATGCGCGTGCCCCCAAGCCGATCCGCAGCGGGCGGTAGCGTTCGATCAGGCTGCTTACACCAAAGGGCATACAGCCGTCGCCCAACCGGGTTTCGTGGCGATACTCATAGTAATGCGCTGCCAGCATCAGCACGGCCTGCTGCAAATCCGCAGGCACCGCGCCCCAGCTTTGCCCAAGCCCCGCCTCAAACACGATCTCGACCGATCCCTGTGGCGGGATATAGGGCAGCATTGCCCCCGACGGTTTTAGCAGCGGCACCTGCATGTCCCGCACCAACCAATACCGCTGCGGCTCAATCATCGTCTCCGGCCCATCCCGCGACACCACCGTAACGCTCACGATCCCCTGCACCGGTCCCACGGGCAAAGCCTGCGCCTGCGTGTCTTTCCACTCCGGCAAAGTCAGCGCGAACTGTCGCGTGATCAGAGCCTTGCCCGTGCGTGCCTCTATCGCTGCGATGGCTGCGCGCAAAAATCCCGCCAGCACCGGCTCTTGTACCGTCTCAGTGCCAAAGCCGCTGCCCATCCGCAAATGCGCCTTGAACGGCTCTAGCGGCAGATCGGCCTGCGCCACCCCTGTCTCTTCGATCAACATCTCATCGCTCCAAATCTAGCCCGCCAAAGCCCCCCGGACGCGCACCCCGACTGCATCGCTCGGTCGGAGGCAGCAGCTAGGCAATGCACCCGGCGCATCGTCGCGCGCCCGGGGGTGAGGGCCGGACATCACCGGCCCCCCGTGTTCGACCCCGCGCCTTACGCGGTGCCGAATTTCAGCAACTTGATCGCGGCGAAATCGCTCACGTCGCCACCCACCCGTTTGGTTGCGTAGAACAACACATGCGGTTTGGCGCTAAAGGGATCGCGCAAAATACGCAGGTCTGGCCGCTCCGCCACGGTATAGCCGGCAGCAAAGTCCCCGAACGCGACCGAGAATGAATCCGCTGCCACATCGGGCATGTCCTCGGCCACCAGCACCGGATAGCCCATCAGCCGCGCGGGCTGGCCCTGCGTCATCCCGTCGGACCACAAGAACCGCCCGTCCAGATCCTTAAGCTTGCGCACAATGCCCGCGGTCTTCGAGCTCATCACGAAACTGGCCTGCGCGCGGTACTGCGCCCCAAGCGCATAGACCAGATCAACCACCGCATCCGCCGTGATCTCCCCCGCGACGCCGGTGGGCACATAGCCCAGATTGCCCCACGCCCAGATCACATTGTCGACCGTGGCATGGGCCAGAAACCCCTTGGGCTTGTCGATCCCGTCGCCGTGGATAAAGGCCGCGGCTTCGGCCCGCGAAAATTTGTCGGCGATCCGCCCCGCCAACCAGGCCTCGATGTCGAAGGCACTGTCATCCAGCAACCGCTGCGACGCTTTAGGCAGCGCGCTTAACTCGTGCAATGGGATGGTGATCCGGTCGATCTGCGGCGTGTCGGTCTCTGACACGGCACCCGTCTCTGTCGCCCAACCGGCCCCCACGTCGGCATGATCCACCAGCACATCGTAGGACGTCGCCTCCACCTGTACG